CCCTACGACCGCGAGCAACGCATCCACGCCGGACTCACCGAGGTGTTCCGGAAGGGAGCCTTCGACGCAGTCACCCGCGCCGCGAACCGCGTCAAGATGCTCTACCAACACAAGAGCGACAACCCGATCGGACGCGCCACGATGCTCCGCGAAGACGCCGCAGGCCTCTACGGCGAGTTCCGGATCTCGAAGACCGAAGCCGGAGACGAGGCTCTCGAACTCGTCCGCGACGGCGTTCTCACCAACTTCTCGGTCGGCTTCCAACCGTTGAAGGATCTCCGCCGCAAGGACGGCGTCGTTGAGCGCGTGAAGGCCCATCTCGCCGAAGTATCGCTCGTCACGTTCGGCGCGTACGGTGACGCCGCCGCGGTCGCCGCGGTGCGCGAAGTCATCGAGAAGCCCAACCTCGCTCAACTCGAGAACGTGCTCGCGAAGATCCGCCGATGATCTCCAAGAACTACGACATCACCGCGACCCGTTCGCTCATCCTCCCGAAGGACGACATTCCGCGCACCGTCTATCTTCAGATAACAGGGAACGCCTCCGTCTACGTCGGAGGGGCAGACGTCACTTCGTCGAACGGCGTCCCGTACGAGAAGCACTCATCGCCTCACACCGTCTTCGTACCGCAGGGGCAAACGATCTACGCCGTATGCGCGGAAGGAACGACCGACTCGATCCGAGTCATGACGCCCGACCTCGACTAATGCCGTGGCACATCGAGACCTCTAATCCCGACTGCCGATCCGGGTACGCAGTCGTCAAGGACTCCGACGGAACCGTCGAAGGTTGCCATCGCACCCGCCGCGAGGCTCTCGCGCAACTCGCCGCGCTCAACATCGCAGAAGCAGAACGAGCCGAACCCGTCGAAGTCGAGGAACGGCAGGACGCATACCGTCCTAACGATGCGATGGTCTCAGAGGCTCGACGCGGCCTCGCATGGCGCGAGGTGTACGGTCGCGGCGGAACGCTCGTAGGCGTCGCCCGCGCCCGGGACATCGTCAACCGTCGCGCCCTCTCGTACGACACAGTCGTCCGAATGCGTTCGTACTTCGCTCGACACGAGGTCGACAAGCAGGGCGAAGGGTATCGACAGGGCGAACCCGGCTATCCGTCGGCGGGTCGTATCGCGTGGGCGTTGTGGGGCGGTGACGCGGGTCGCGCATGGGCGAACGCGATCGTCCGCGAACACGAAGCCGAGTAGTTGCGAAACATAGACGCACGACGTCTAGAATCAGAGCAGGCCGCACCCTCGGCTCGGACTACGCGCACCCGGCATTAGGCCGCACCCGCGAGACGAGGACTCGAGCACCCGGTAGGAACATCAGCAACTCTTACCTCACAAGGACAAACCGTGAACACTTTCCTCTCCGCTCTCCACGAGAAGCGCAATAGCAAGGCCGAACTCATCGACGCGACGCTCACCCGCGCCGCCGAAGAGGATCGGGACATCTCCGAGGTCGAGGCCGCGAACATCGCCGCCCTCGCGAAGGAGATCGAGAAACTCGACGAGCGTATCGCTCAGGTGACCGACATCGAGACCCGCAAAGCCGCCGCCGCAGAACTGGCGAAGAAGGTCGACGGCTCGAAGGTCGAGACCCGTCAGGTCGGCGGATGGAAGGTCAGCCGCGAAGAGCGCACCTACCGTCCCGAAGGCGAGCACTCGTTCATCCGTGACGCCTTCGCCGCACAGGTGCTCGGCGACTTCGACGCCCGCGAGCGCATCGCCCGTCATCAGCAGGAAGAGAAGATCGAGAAGCGCGACGTCACCTCGGCGAACTTCGCCGGACTTGTCGTCCCGCAGTTCCTCACCGACCTCGCCGCCCCGTTCGCTCGCGCAGGCCGTCCGTTCATGGACGTCTCGCGTAAGCACGCCCTCCCCGGCAACGGCCTCACCCTCTCGATCTCGAAGGTGACGACGGGCTCCGCGACCGCGGTACAGACGGAAGGCTCCGCCGTGCAGGAGACCAACATGGACGACACCAAGTTGGACATCTCGGTCGTCACCGTCGCAGGTCAGCAGAACGTCTCGCGTCAGGCTCTCGAGCGTGGCACGGGCATCGACTCGCTCGTCATGGCAGACCTCGTCTCGGCGTATCACACGCAACTCGACGCGCTCAACGTCACGACCTCGGCGACGTCGCTCACCAACACGATCACTCAGGTCATCACCTACACCGACGCATCGCCGACGGTCGCAGAGTTGTACCCGAAGATCCTCGACGGTGTTCAGCGCATCCAGACGAACTACTTCGGCGGCCCGAACTTCATCCTCATGCACCCCCGCCGTCTGGCCTACATCCTCGCCGCAGTCGACACCGCAGGCCGTCCGCTTGCCGTGCCGACTCAGAACGGCCCGCAGAACGCGATCGGCGTCGGCAACGGATCCGTCGTCTACGGAAACTCGGGCTACACGATCGCCGGACTCCCGGTCATCACCGACGCCAACGTCACGACGACGAACGGCGCAGGCGCGAACGAGGACGTCATCATCATCGGCAACACGCAGGAGTCGCATCTGTGGGAGACCGCAGGCGGCGCACCGTTCATGCTCCGTTTCGAGGACGTCAAGTCCGCCGAACTCGAAGTCAAGATGGTCGTCTACGGCTACTCCGCGTACACCGCTAACCGCTACCCGAACGCATTCGCGCTCATCGGCGGAACGGGTCTCGTCACCCCGACGTTCTGAGCATCTCCCCTCGGAGACCCGGGTCATAACTGGCATGATCCGGGTCTCTAGGGGTCTCAGAGCAAGCGCAACGATCACCGCGGTCTCCGATCGCGTACAGTCGTCGGCCCGTCTCGGCTTCACCGACTCCGCTACGCCTCCTCGCGTCGAGTCGATCGAAGTACCCGCTCCGAGGCGGGCCGACACTAAACCCAAGAAAAGAAAGAAGGCGTAGAGATGGCGATCACGAACGGGTACGCATCGCTCGCGCAGTTTCAGGCGTACGCCAACATGAGCACCCTCACGGCGGGCGAGACGACGACGATCGAGAAGGCCATCGAATCCGCCTCCCGGTCGATCGACAGAATCACGAATCGCCGCTTCTATGCCGACTCAACGGCTCAGCAACGCTACTACCGTCCGATCGACTGGTATCGCCTCGACGTTGACGACATCTCAACGACGACCGACATCGAGGTCGCGTTCGATCAAACAGGGAACGGGAACTACACGCAAGTTCTCACGTTCAACACGGACTACATTCTCGACCCGATCAACGCGCCGCAGAAGCAGTACCCATACACGCGGGTCGTCATGGTCGGAGCGACGACGCTCCCGGCCCCGTACTCGTGGCGACCCGCCGTCCGCGTCACCGCTAAGTACGGATGGTACAACGGCGTCGCCCCGGACGACATCATCGAGGCGACACTCATCCTCTCCGCCGACCTCTTCAAGCGAGCCTCGTCCGTCGGAGGCGTCCTCGGCCTCTCCGAACTCGGCGCGATCCGTATGAGTCCCCTCGGACGCGACATCGCCGCGATGACTCGCGCGTACCGTAGGGACGTCATCGCATGATCCCGTCCCAAGTACGCGACGCACTCAAGACCGCCGTCAACATCACCGGACTCCGCGTCTACGACACCGTCCCGGACGGTCTTATGCCCCCGGCCCTCGTCGTCGGGCAACTCTCGATCGAGTGGGATCTCGTCTTCGCTCGTGGAGCGGACTCGGCAACGGTTGATCTCATCCTTATCGCAGGCCGTATGTCCGACCGCGCCGCGCAAGATTACCTCGACGGGCTCCTCACCCCGAGCGGCAATAACTCGATCAAGACCAAGATCGAAGCCGATCAAACTCTGAGCGGGACGGTATCGTCGGTCAGATGCGTCTCAGCAGTACCCGTCGCCGTCACGGTTGCGGGTGTCGAGATGCTCGCCTACCGCTTCTCCGTCGAGTTGTGGGGATAATGCGCGGCACAACTCACGACTACAATGAAGCCCGACCTTACGAGCACTACGGCGCGCGCAAGGACGGATCGGATCAGAACAGGAGTAGTCTCTAACTCATGGCAACAGTCACCCAACTCGGAACCGCGGACGTCTTCACGGTCGGCGGCGTCGACTTCAAGGATCAACTTCAGTCGATCACGATCACCTACTCGAAAGAGGCTCTCGAGGTGACGACGCTCGCAGACACCGCTCGCAAGTTCGGCGCGGGTCTTCAGAACAACGAGATCACCTTCACGGTGCTCGGCTCGTTCGCAACGACCGAAGCCGTTCAGACGTTCTTCGGTGACGTCGGCACGACCGTCGACATCGTCTACTCGCCGCTCTCGGGTGCTCCGGCGACCTCGTCGCCGAAGTACGAACTCGTCGGGGGATACCTCGCGTCGTTGCCGATTACGGTCAACGTCGGAGAACTTGTCGCCGTCACGGTCACCTATCAGGGCGGAACTCTGACGGAGGACGTCACGCCGTAATGATCGACGTATCCGTCTCCGTTGAGCGGCGAGACGGAACACAGGATCAGTATCCCGTGTTCCCGCCGACGATCATCGCGTTCGAGCGATGGGCCAAGATGGGAATCGCCGCGGCGTTCTCGTCAACGACAGTCAAGTTCGAGCACCTCTACTACCTCGCGTACCTCGCAGAGAAGGACGCAGGAGTAGTCGTGAAAATGTTCGACGAGTGGCTCAAGGCCATCAAGAAAGTCGACATCGTCGAAGCCCCAAAAGGCTAATCCGAGGGTCTTTCATCGAGATCATCGCGACTCTCGCAGTAGAAACAGGAATCTCACCGCTCGATCTCATCAACACACCGCCCGAGATCATCGACGTCATGCTTCATAGGCTCAAGGAACGAGCAGAACTTCACAGGAAGCGGAGCCGCTAACTATGGCGAATCGAGTCCCGACGGGAACGTACGGATACAGAGTCGAAGGCGCGGAAGGCTCAGTCAAGATCGAAGGGCTCGCGAAGGTGCGTCGCGAACTCAAGAACCTCTCCGAGGACGTCGACTATCGCGCACTCGAGTTCCTCCCGGTCAATAAGGCCATCGCCGCACAGGTGGCCTCGGACGCCAAGTCATACGTCCCGATCGACACCGGGACGCTCTCGGGAACTATTCGAGACGCCGCAAGCAAGACATCCGCCCGAGTAAAGGCCGGATACAAGTCCGTCGCGTATGCGGGCCCGATCCACTTCGGATGGCCCGCTCGACGCATCAAGCCGCAACCGTTCATCTACGACTCGATCGACAAGAGACGCGACGAAATCAAGCGACGCTACGAGAATCTCGTCGAAGATCTCATCAAGAAGTACGACCTCGACGCCTAGTACCCTTGTAGCACTATGGCCCTCATCTCCGTCACGATCTCCGGCAACGCGGGGCCGCTCAAGAAGAGCCTCGACGAATCCGAAGGGATGCTCGGAAAGTTCGGCGACGCCGCCAAGAAGATCGGAGTCGCCGCCGTAGCGTCGTTCGGTGCGATGGCCGCCGGGATCGGCGTCGCGATCGGTAAGGCCTCGGATCTCAATGAGACGATGTCGAAGGTCGGGATCATCTTCGGCGACGCGAATGACGCGGTCACCAAGTTCTCGCGGGACGCGGCAACGAAACTAGGTCAAACTCAGCAACAGGCACTCGACGCGGCGGCGACGTTCGGCATCTTCGGCAAGGCCGCGGGACTCTCGGGAACCGA